GCACGCTGACCTTTGACTTTACTGTCCTGCAGGAAAACTGCGTTCCGATATTGCCTGGCATGACGGTTCGGTATGATGGTCAGTATTACGATATTGTGCGGGTCAAGCGGGGGTTTACATCTGGGATAGAGATCAGCACCGTATCCTGCGAACACATTTCTTACACGCTCAACAGCGAACGGTACAACCTTGTGACCTTTGTGTTTGAAGGAGCGCCGCTGCAAGGATTGACAGAGCTGCTTGCCGGAACGCCGTTCTCCGTGGGTGTTGTAGAGCCGACAGCGATGGTGGAATGCGCTTTTACAGACAGCAGCCCACTGAACCGCCGATCTGCATTGATGCGGTTTGCGGATGCCTGCGGAGGCGAACTGGAATACAGTGGATACACGATTCACATTCGGACCCATCGCGGCAGCTTGGAACGCATTGCCCTGATGGACGGAACAAATGTGACAGGGCTTTGCGCTACCTACGATTCCAGAAAAGAAACGCAGGCTTATGAGGTACAGCTGTTCAAACGCACACCACTTTCCGTAGGAGACGAGGTGCGCATCATATATCACCCTCTTTCTATTGAAGCGGATACGAGAATTGTAGGCATGAGCTACAATCCTTTTGATGCGCATACCGTCCGTATCGAGGTTGGAGATTATGTGCCGAACCTCCTGGCAGCGGAAACGGAGCGCATAAACGGTATTCGACAGGAGTTCCGAGCCGCCAACGGAAAGGTGGAGTCGAAAATCGAATCCGTAGAGGGAGGGCTTTCGTCCCTTACGCAAACTGTTAGTGGATTTGATACCCGTATTGAAAACGCAGAAGGGTCTGTATCCACGCTGTCCCAGACGGTCAGCAGGTTCAATACTCGGATCGAAAATGCGGAAGGCTCTGTTTCTACGCTCACACAGACGGTGAACAGCTTTCAAACCCGTATTCAAACGGCAGAGGGGAACATCTCCTCCCTGACACAAACGGCGGGTAAAATTGACTGGCTGATCAAATCGGGTACCTCGGCGTCCAATTTTACGATGACGGATCGTGCCATTAAGCTGGTGGCAGATAAAATCGACCTCTCCGGCTATGTGACTGTCTCTGCCCTCGGCACAGCGGGCAAGACCACCATCAACGGCGCGAATATTACAACCGGCACAATAGACGCATCCAAAGTTACGGTTACGAACCTGCAGATCAACAATGTGAAATACGGCACATACCCCGTTATCACTTGCACCGGTACTTACGGAAATCCAAACATCGCAGTCGGCAAGGATCAGATGTCCAACAGCGTCAGTCCGACAAAACTCAGCTTGTATGGAACAACCATCAATGTAGGCGATGAAACCAGTACACTCTACTCGGTCAATATCTCCGCAGGGTATGTGAAGATTGTTGGCGGCAGCTATGTAAATATCGGTACAAGCAGTTACTATGCCGTGATGAACAACAGCCGAGAGTTCCGTCCAAGCACATCCAGTTCTTCTTATCCATTTTATCTGGGAACTTCAGGATACCCCTGGCATTACGGTAATATTGGAACGCTGAATGTCGTGACATCGGCGAAACTCGGAACAACGACAGGTGCAAAAGTCGGATTCTTCGGCACAACGCCTATCGGCAGAAAGGCTGTTTCCCGTGCCACCGGTTCTACTGTTGCGTCCTGCAATACGGCAATCAACAACCTTATTACAGCGTTAAAGGCCTATGGACTGATTAGTTAGGAGGCATCTAATATGCTTGAAATCTATAACAGCACTGGGACGCTCCAATGCAGCTTCCCGCGCGTGCTCTCCGCGTCCCTCTGTGACAAGCTGTCCGGGGAGCGGACGCTTTCGTTCTCCGTCCTCGCTTCCCGATCACAGTCACTTCGGGTTGGTATGACCACGAAGCTGGACGGTCAGTTTTACAACATCGTCCGTGTATCCAAGAAGATCACGGGCGGCTTTCCGGTCACGACGGCGCAGTGCGAACACATCACCTATCTGCTGAACGAGGAGCAATACAACCTCGTGACCTTCGTGTTTGAAGGAACTCCCGCGGACGGTATGACGCAGCTGTTGTCCGGCACGCCGTTTTCTGTTGGCGTAATCGAAGCGACCGGGCGCGTGGAGTGCGCGTTCACCGACCAAAACCCACTCAGCCGCCGCAGCGCGCTCATGCGCTTTATTGACGCCTGCGGATGTGAAGTGGAATACGACGGATACAAAATCAATCTGCGCAGGCATCGCGGGAGCACCGTTCGCAAATCTTTGATGGACGGTGAAAATGTGACCGACCTGGCCGTGACCATTGACAGCCGGGAGAACACGCAGTCTTACGAAATTTCGCTTTTCAAAATGGCGGACCTGCAGGCGGGCGACGAGGTGAACATCACCTATACGCCGATGGGCGTGAATGTGGACACGCGCATCATCAGCATCGAGTACGACCCCTTTTACCGCTACACCGTGCGGGTGGAGGTCGGCGACTATGTACCGAACCTGCTTGCATCCACCGCAACACAGTTAGATCGGGTACGGCAGGAGTTTAAGGCTGCGGACGGCAAGCTGCTTTCCAGCATTCAGACTGTGGACGGGAATCTCTCCACGCTCTCGCAGACTGTGAGCGGCTTTAACACCCGTATCGAAAACGCCGAGGGCGCGGTATCCACGCTGTCCCAGACGGTCGGCGGCTTTAATACGCGAATCGAAAATGCGGAAGGCTCCGTTTCCACCCTGACACAGACCGTGAACAGCTTTAAGACCCGCATCGAGACGGCAGAGGGCAACATCACCTCGGTCACGCAGACGGCAAACAAAATCAACTGGCTGGTGAAATCCGGCACATCCGCCTCTGATTTCACCATGACCGACCGGGCCGTCAAGCTGGTGGCGGATACTATCGACCTCTCTGGCTATGTGACGATCTCCGCCCTCGGCACGGCGGGAAAGACCACCATCAACGGCGCGAATATCACCACCGGCACGATCCATGCCGACCGCATCGACACCTCCACGCTGAAGGTAAAGACCATCTATTCTCAGTCCGGCAAGGTCAGCTTGAAGGAATATACCAGCACCACCATGTACATCGGCGGCGACGGTACTTGGAACTACGACTACACCTATATCTTCGCCGGAACACAAATCAAACTTGCAAGTTGGGATGGCGTTGGTACCCACGCGCTGATTGTCGACACAAAAAACCACTGCGTCCGACCGGCTACCATTGTGGACTGGGATCTCGGAAATATCTCCTATACCTTCGGAAATGTCTGGTGCGAGAAAATCACAATCCGCAACGGAAACAACGATGGGTACATCGGCTTTAACGGCGGCACCTTTGAGATCGTGGCAAACGGTGCTGCGGTCAACCGTCTCGGCTCGTCCGTCTACTATTGGGATACAGGATACATCAGCAAGCTGTATCTGAACAGCTCCTGCTATCTGGATGCGTTCGGCAGTTCGTTGCGGGTAAACGGTACCGTTATCGGCGGCTCCGATCCCAATATGGCAGGTAAAGAGGTCAAAATGGGCGGCAGCACCAGCTATTACATCACGGCAAGCACATCCCGTGAACTGAAGCCGTCCTCAAGCAGCACCTCGTACCCCTTTTACCTGGGTACGGCAAGCCTTTACTGGCACTACGCCTATCTCGGTTCTGTACAGGTGAAAATCGGCTCGGGTACAAGCTCAAAAATTGGCTTCTTCGCCGGAACGCCTATCGCACGACAGACGCTCAGCACCTATTCGCAGAATATGGGCTATTCGTCAGCAAGCTCATCCAACTATTTAAAAATTCTGAACAATCTGGTCGGCATCCTTGTGAAATACGGGCTGATCGGCACTTAAGGAGGAAAACGCACATGAAAGTACAACTGAAAGACATCGTTCTGGCAGTTCCGGCACTGTCCAAGCTGTCTGCCGGAGATCTGCAGCTTCGTCTTGCCTACAAGCTCAAGCGCATGATTACCGCCTTGCAGAAAGAGGCAGATTTCTTTGCCGAACAGCGGCAGAAAATCTTTGAAAAATACGGCACGGCAAAGGAGGATGGCAGCTTTGATTTCTCCGAAGAGAACGAGCCGAAAGCCGCCGCCGAACTGGAAGAACTGTTAGTAATGGAGGTCACGCCGGAGGTGGAAGCTATCGACATCCCCATCACGGAAAACCTGCTGTTATCTGCAAACGACATCGGGCTGCTGATGCCGTTTGTTTATTTTACAGAGGAATAAGGAGGAAACGAATATGAAGCAGATTTGGAATGGCATTCAGGTCGCGTTCACTGCCTTGGGCGGCTTTCTCGGCTGGTTTCTCGGCGGTGTGGACGGTTTTCTGTATGCTCTGATTGCTTTTGTGGTGATCGACTACATTACCGGCGTTCTGTGCGCCATTTCGGACAAGAATCTTTCCAGCGCTGTGGGCTTCAAGGGTATCTGCCGGAAGGTGTTGATTTTCACCCTTGTGGGCATCGGAAACATTCTGGATGTCTATGTGCTCGGTGGGACAGGGGTTCTGCGAACGGCGGTCATTTTCTTCTACCTTTCCAACGAGGGTGTGAGCCTGCTGGAAAACGCCGCACACCTGGGCCTGCCGATCCCCGAAAAGCTGAAAGAAGTGCTGGAGCAGCTGCATGACCGCGCAACCGATGAAAAGGGCGGTGAAGAGTAATGGCTTACACGAACAGTCCCTTGGTATCCTACACCAAGCTCAGCCCGAACCACTCCGGGCAGCGCACCCACAGCATTGACCGCATCACGCCCCACTGCGTGGTGGGTCAGTGCAGCGTGGAGACGCTCGGAAATGTATTTCTGCCGACATCCCGTCAGGCAAGCTCCAACTACGGCATTGGCGTGGACGGCAGAGTCGGGATGTATGTAGAGGAGAAGAATCGCTCCTGGTGCTCGTCCTCCGCTGCCAACGACCAGAGAGCCGTGACCATTGAGTGCGCCAGTGATGCCACTGAGCCGTATGCGTTCAAGGATGTGGTGTACCAGCGGCTCATTGAGCTTTGCACCGACATCTGCAAGCGCAACGGCAAAACCAAGCTGCTCTGGCTGGGCGATAAGGACAAGACGCTCGGCTATACGCCCGCACCGGATGAGATGGTGCTGACCGTCCACAGATGGTTTGCGAATAAATCCTGCCCCGGCGACTGGATGTATGCCCGCATGGGCGATCTGACATCCAAGGTCACTGCGGCTCTCGGCAGCGAGGTGAAACCGGTCGAACCCGCCAAGCCCATCGGCACAATTAAGTCCGGTGACCTCGTGACCATCACTGGCAGCACCTACTATAACGGCAAAGCCATTCCCGGCTGGGTGAAAAAGCTCCGCTGGTATGTGGTCGAGGTCAGCGGCGACCGTGCGGTCATCAATAAGGATGAATCCGGCAGGTACGCCATCATGTCGCCGGTCAAGACTTCTGCACTTGCCATGGCAGGCACGAAACCCTCCGAGGATTACCGCATCCACACCGTGGTGCATGGTGACACCCTCTGGGCAATCGCCAAGAAGTATTTCGGCAACGGCAGCCGCTATAAAGAAATCGTCAGCCTGAATGGACTGAAAAGCAATGTCATCTACAGCGGTATGAAGCTGAAGATCCCGAATAAGTAAACCGAACCTATCAACGCTCTCTGCGGATCATTCCGTGGAGGGCGTTATTTTTTTGCTCTTTTTTCGTTCAAGATGGCCATTTCCCTCCAGTGGGTAGTGAGAGGGGCCCCTCTCGGACTGGAGGACAATCTCATGACAAATGAGCAAAGAGAAAAGATAACGGCCCTGCGGCATCAGGGCTTTGGATATACGGCCATCGCCAACAGCGTCGGACTGTCAAAGGACAGTGTCAAAGCATATTGTCGATCCCACGGCCTCGCCGGCGAAAAGGCAGAGAGCCACAGCCTTGCGGAGGTTCCCACGCAGCTTTGCCTGAACTGCGGCAAAACGCTGATCCAGTTCCCAAGACGGAAACAGAAAAAGTTCTGCTGCCCGGAATGCCGGACGGCATGGTGGAACGCTCACCCGGATGCTGTGAAGCAGAAGGCCGTTTATACCTTTATCTGCCCAGAGTGCGGGAAGGAGTTCACGGCCTACGGAAACGCCAAGCGCAAGTACTGCTCCCACGGCTGTTATATTGCGGCACGGTTCAAAGGCGGTGATGCCGGATGAGCAAGGAGGAGCTTCACAACGACATGCTTTACCACGCAGCTATTTCAATGGCGAAAACCATGCTCGAAAACGGCCTGATCACCGAGGAGGAATACGCTGAAATTGATACAATTCTGCTCGAAAAATACAGGCCATATTTGGGTACATTATTATCGGAAAACGCTTGATATTCCGGCCTTTTAGAGTGATATATAGACACTACCGGAAGGAGGAATTTCATTGAAAACAGTAGAGAAAATCGAGCGAAAACTGCCGGTTCTGAAAGCAAGAAAGCGAGTCGCTGCCTACGCCAGAGTGTCGATGGAATCCGAGCGGATGCAGCACTCGCTTTCTGCACAGGTGAGCTACTACAGCGCACTGATTCAGAAGAACCCAGAATGGGAATACGCTGGCGTTTTTGCGGATTACGGGATCTCCGGCACCGGCACCAAAAAGCGTGATGAGTTCAACCACATACTGGCTGAGTGTGAAGCCGGAAACATCGACATAATCCTCACCAAGTCGATCCAGCGATTTGCGAGGAACACCGTGGACCTTCTAAACACGGTCCGGCACCTGAAGGAGCTCGGCATTGAGGTTCGCTTCGAGAAGGAAAAAATCAATTCCTTGAGCGGCGACGGAGAGCTGATGCTTTCCATCCTCGCTTCCTTTGCACAGGAAGAAAGCCGCAGCATTTCGGAGAACGTCAAGTGGGGTACGATCAAGCGGTTCAAGCAGGGCATTCCTAGCGGCAAGTTCAGTATTTTCGGATATGAGTGGCAAGACGATAAGCTGGTCATCATACCGGAGGAAGCTGAGATCATCCGCTGGATGTATGCAGAGTATATGAAAGGTGCATCCCGAATTGAGATCGGCAGAGCCCTGATGGACCGAGGCATTTATACCCGGCAAGGAAAGCCGTGGGTGGATTCCAATGTAAAGGTTATCTTGACGAACATCACCTACACAGGGAACATGCTCTTCCAGAAGGAATACTGTGAAGACCCGATTACCAAGCACCGTAGGAAGAATTACGGCGAGATGCCACAGTATTTTGTCGAAGACACTCACGAGGCAATTATCCCGATGGACGAATGGCAAGCGGTACAGGCCGAGTTCAAACGCAGACGGGATCTTGGCCCCTTCGGAAACAAGTCGCTGAAGCTCTCAGCCTTCTCCACCAAGATCACCTGCGGCTGCTGCGGCAATCACTATCGCCACAGCGGAAAGCGAAACACCGCCGGTGAGGTTTATTACATCTGGACCTGCCAGACAAAAAGCCAGAAAGGTGCGTCGGCTTGCCCCTCAAAAAACATACCGGAGAAGATGCTCCAGAACACCACTGCCGAGGTGCTGGGCCTTGCTGAGTTTGACGAGGACGCTTTCAGCCAGCAGGTCAAGGAGGTCATCGTCATCGGAGACGACACCTTGACCTTTCGCTTCTACGACGGCCACGAGGTCACCGCCAAATGGCAGTCAACCGCCAAAACCGACTGGTGGACAGACGAGCGCAGAATGCTCTGGGGAGAACGACACAAGCGAAAGGATACCAATCCCAACAAGCACCTGTTCTACGAGTTCACCGGCTTCATCAAGTGCGGCTGTTGCGGTGCTAATTACCGTTGCCAATCCGGAAAGCGCAAGGACGGCACTCCGACACGGTCTTGGTACTGTACCGGCCCGAAGGATCAGTGCCACAATCTCGGCATCCGGGACGAGACCATGAAGCGGCTGGTGACCGACGTCCTCGGCCTTGGCGAGTTCGACGAGGCTGCGATGGATGCACAGATTGAAAAAGCCACGATCCTCGACCACACGGTTACATTCCATTTCCGGGACGGCCACACCGAATCAAGAGACTTCTTGGATAAGCGGCACGGCACTCCTTGGACCGAGGAACGGCGAGAAAAAGCCAGAGAATCCATGAAGGCCGCTTGGACAGACGAGCGCAGGGAGGCAATGAGTGAGAGAATCAAGAAAATAAGGAGCGAAAAGAAATGGCCAAATCCGTAACCACAATACCGGCGACGCTGTCACGCTTCACGGCGGCACCGATCAACAGCACCAAGAAGCGACGTGTGGCGGCCTACGCTCGTGTCAGCACAGACAACGAAGAACAGCTGACCAGCTATGAAGCGCAGGTCGATTACTACACCAACTACATCCAAGGACGGGACGATTGGGAGTTCGCCGGTGTCTATACCGACGAGGGCATCACCGGGACGAACACCAAAAAGCGTGAGGGCTTCAAAAGCATGGTGGCCGACGCCCTCGCCGGGAAGATCGACCTGATCATCACAAAGTCGGTCAGCCGTTTTGCCAGAAACACGGTTGACAGCCTTACCACCATCCGCTCCCTGAAGGAACACAACGTGGAGTGCTATTTTGAGAAAGAAAACATCTGGACCTTCGATGGCAAGGGCGAGCTGCTGCTCACGATCATGTCCTCGCTGGCACAGGAAGAGTCCAGATCCATTTCCGAG